ACGGATATGCTTGTGAGTCGTGTCAAGAATTAGAGTGTGATAAGTGTTCTAAAACAACTATCGATTACTCTTTTGGCAGAGAAGTTGAAGACAAGTATTATGATGTTATTTGTAGTGATTGTTATGAAGATAGCTTTATCGTTCGATCCGATTAAATCCCCGACACCCCGATCATTTAGATCCCGATTACTTGTCTCCCGACTTGTTCTCAATAACTGTTCCCGACTTGCTTTCGATAGCTTTAGTCCCGAGCAGTTGTTGTAACCTTCTCTCTACCTCCGATCTATCCATCTGATCTATCTTGCCGTGTAATACTTCCCGACGATCTACAATAAGACCCCCGACCTTTAAGAGTAATCCTTGAGCCTGAATCGCGGCATTATAAGCCCCCGAAGACCAAGCATCATCCCGAAGTCTATACAAATCTTCTACAGCCTTATCATGGGTTAGCTCGAACTTCTGTTTAGCTTCCGACATTAATCTTTCATACTCAGACCTTACATGATCGTATTTGTTACCTTCATGCATGTATCTCCCGACTACAATAGGATTCTTATACCCTGCTTTTTTGGCCGCTTCAGCCCATGTAAGTTGTGGGTCATTGACTGCATTCCACACAAGAAGCCTTTGTCTCTTAGTAAGATTCCTTTCATCTGTGTTCACATATTCAATAGGCATATCTTCTACACCTTCTTCTAATGTTTTCTCGACCTTAATCTTTTTTCGTATGTTGTTGTTGTTTGGCATTTAGCAATCTAACTCCTGGGTGTCGTTTTACAAATCTTACTACATCTTCTCGTTCAAGCAAATCTATAAGATATTGCGGTAATTTGTTTCTTAATTCTTTTTTTAGTTTTGTCATATATAAAATAGTTTTGTCACACTTTTGTCAGAGAACCTTGACAAAAGTAAGAAGCCTGTAATATAGGGCTGTAGAGAGTAATAATATATATAAATAAGAGTATATATATAGTTTTGTCATACATTCTTATACTCCCCCTTTCATATTACTCATTCCGTATTGAATTGTTCCGACCCTTTTACCACTTAGACCCATTCCTTGACAAAACTGCCAAAACGCCAGAAGCATACGCAGTAAGTGTTTCAAGCCAATAGTTTTGTCATTCTGTATCGTCGTCTGTGACAAAACCCTCTTGAAAGATAGAATTGACGCTCTTTTTAATACCAAAGCAACTCTCTAGAACTTCATCAATAATATCTAAGCCTTCCTCTGGAGAATCAGAATAACTTAATAACTCACATACTCCGTATGTAAAAATTAAGCTCGCCGTTTCTTTAGGGGAAGCCCCTCTTGTTGCGAAGTCTAGGAATAGATTGTCTAGTCGTTCTTTAGCTTCTAGATGTGTAGGAGCGGGACGCTTAGATGCGAAGTCAATGATCTTTAAATGTGACATTCAATTAGTATAGCAAAAAATAAAGGGATATGCTTTGCCTTGCAAGGACTGCGTTACTTAGTCTGGCGCCCACTGTTCCAGATACATATCAGCACTTCTATTGTTTATACAAGCCGAGTGACTGCCTGTTCGCGATTAATCTCTATGCTTATAGTATTGTGAGTCAGTATGCTCTCTCCACGACTGCTCCAAGTGAGGGCCATGTTCTAGTATCCAGTTATCTGACACTTCTCTTAGCTTCTTCATTCCGTCGCAGAACTGTTGAAAGTCCTCGCAACCTTCTTGCAATACTTCTTCTGCGGCACATTCCGCATCTATTAATAAGTCTTTTAATTTACTCATGATGCTTCCTTTGTTTTGTTGACTGCAAATTGTGCGTCATTTATTGCGTCCTTTAATATATCAGCAAGTTCTGACTCGTATCCCTCGGCTTGAAATATAAGGCCAATTGCTAAATTGTTTACTAATAAGTAAGAACCTAATAAAGGGTCCATTTGTTCTTCGTCTTTATTACAATTCTTACCATACTCAGATAACATCTCAACCGCTAGGTTAAATGCTAATTCGTTATTCTTCTCTATACCTTGTTTCTCTTTCTTTGTCATATTCGTCTCCATAAAATAAATATACATTAAGTATAAGCAAATATGTTTACATGTCAAACAATTTACTATATTATTTAATAATAACTTTTGGAGAAGTATAATGAAAGCAGATAACAATGACATGGTAGATACTGCAATGGCAATGATAGGAGCTATAAATAAAGAGTATATCAATACCCTTGTTAAGACAAAGCCAGAGCCAAAGCACTCTTACGAGTTCGGCAATGATCTACTGGCTATTAAGAGACTACAAGCCTTTGTAGAATTTGTGAGGACTCATAACCCCAGTATGTTTGAGAGTGCCTACAAGCATGTTAGTGACACTATAAGAGACAATGAGTAATAAGATAAGATTCTACGCATTTGAGTCTAAAGACGATAAACACGGCGTGAAGTTTGTGCCTTATGACCAGACACCTTTTGAGTTAATTGCTATTAGAGATAACTTTGATACCAAAGGAATGTTTAGTAAAATGAAAGCTAACACAGAAGGATATCTTCCTACCTATAATCCAGATAAGAATTATTCAGGAAACTTACAGGACTTACAGGCTAAATTAGGATACTGGCCTATACCTTTGACACATCAATTTGTGTATGAGGATATAGAAATACAATACGACGAGGTTTGGACGAAGGAAACTTCCAAGCCAGATTATAAACATAGATGGGATATAGAGGAGTTTAAGCATTTTTATGAGTAAAGGCAGTAGAGACAGGACTAAAGATAAGGACGCTTTTAACGAGTCGTTTGACCGCATCTTTAAAAAGAAAGAAAGACCAATAGAAGAACTAAAGAACGTAACTGAAGAAAAAAAGGAAAATAAACAATGGAAAAAATAGAAGAACTAGAGAATTATAAATCAGAAGTAAGAGGCGAAGCCCTTATATATGCAGACATACCTAACGAGATATACCATTCTGAGGTAGGCATAAGCAGTAGCACCTTGCGTAAGTTTGGTCATTCGCAATTACATGCAGTTAATGAGGTGCAAAAGACCACTGATGCTATGAACTTTGGTACTGCTGCTCACTATATGTTAGTGGAGGGCGAGGAAGTATTTAACCAAGAGGTAGCTGTATTGATGGGTTCTCCTTATACCAAAATATATAAAGAGAACAAAGCAGACATGTTAGAGCGTTATGACTGCGTGATTAAAGAGGTAGAGCTAAACCATATCAAAGGCATGAAGGCCAATATCATTGATGACTGCAACCAGTATTTACAAGCAGATGGTAAGTTGCCAGAGGCTAGTTTCTTCTGGTATGAGGATAAGATTCTTTGTAAGTGTAGACCAGATTTAATCTGTCCTCCTTTTAAGACTGCTAGTGTTCCTGGTGAGATATATGTTGTTGACTATAAGACAACCAAGTCTTGCGACCCTAAAGAGTTTGCTGATTCAGTTAAGCATTGGGGCTATGACATGCAAGCGGCATGGTATCGTAGAGGTATGCAGAAGGCTGGATACAAGGTTAAGGAGTTTTCTTTTGTTGCTCAAGAGAAACTACCACCTTATGCCAGTAAAGTATTTGTTATTACAGATGAACAGATGGATAATGCTTGGAAACGTATGGAAGTATTCTTAGCTTCTTATAACAAGTACCTAGATGATGGCGAAACAACCATATATAACTCAGACAGTATTGTCACTTTAGATTTAGAGGATTGATATGAGATTCTGGTTTAAGAAAAAAGAATTTAATATAGATGATTGCGTTCCTATGACTCTAGAAGAGGTAGATGCAACTAGAAAAAAGATACAAGATATTTTTGATCCGTATATTGGTGGTGACAAAAAAGATAATATAAATACCTTTAGAAGAGTTGCTGATAAATATGGCGTTTACTACTTAACTCTTGAAAAATTTTATTACGGAGAAAAACAAAGCATTAGAGTGGCGGCAAAGCTAGTTAAGAAATTAAAGGAGGCAGGGATATGAGATTTTGGTTTAAGAAAAAAGAATTTAATATAGATGATGTTGTGCCTGTGACTGTAGCAGAGGTAGCGGTTTATAGAAAAAAAATACAAACTCTTTTAGATCCATATATCGGTGATGATGAGAAAAACAATAAAAAGATTTTTAGGAAATTTGCAGCAAAGGTGGGTGGCCACACAACAAGCATAGAAAAGTTTTTTTACGGTGTAGATGCCAGCTATCCAATAATGGCAAAGCTAGTGAAGAAATTAAAGGAAGCAGGGCTATGAAGTACATAAGTAAATTAATCAGCAGATTCTTAGAATGGTCACTACGAAGGACTGAGGAAAAGTTGATGAGGAAAAGGAAATGATTAGAGAGGTAGAGCAGATAAAAATGCGTAAGGACATAAAGTATCTTTTAGAAGAACGTAATTTTAGTAAGGAAACAATTGCTGAAGCATTGGGTATCGTTCCAAGAACAGTAAGAGATTTTATTACAATTGAAAGTGATTTTCACAAGAATACTTTTGATAAAGTATACCCAAGACTACAGGACTTTATGAAGCAAATTAAAGAAGCAGAGGACTATAAACCAAATGAATGAACTGATAGAAGAGATCATAGCTGAGATAAAACGAGACATTGATAAGGACAACCTGATGGCTCTGAGAGACATGTTGACTAGGTTGTTAGAGGATGGAGAGAACAAACATATACTAACCCGTTACCTATCTGAGTTCCCAGAACTACGAGAAGAATATAAGGACAAAACATGAGTAAAGAGATTGATCACCAAGAGGCCGTTAGAAAGCTTAAAAGAAAATATAATATTTATAGCATTAGAAGGAGTTTCAAGAAACCTAAATTTAGAGAAGCGGATGAGATTCAACAGATAATGTCGAAGGAGGATTGGGAGTCATACAGCTACCACAAGGAGAAGTTTAATGAATGAAATAGTTCTTTACACCATAATTGCATTGTTCTTATTATCAGCGTATTCAACGTTTAAGAAATAAAAAAAAGGGGCTCAACGCCCCTTAGTTTCATATCCCCCTTAGAAAGGAGGAATCGCCTCTTTAGGTATAGACATACCATCATCATCTAGCGGCAAATACAATCGGATCTTAGTCTTCATAGTATTTACTACGCCATTATCACCTTCAAACTGATCACTTATTTGTTCAGTCTTAAGCTTTAGTTTCTTACCAACAAAGTCGCTGTGATCTTCTGGGTATTTTTTATATCCAGCAGCCAAAGTAAGCCTAGTAAATATCTCCGTGCTTATTCTTTTGTTATCTTCGTTAGTAGACCACAGGTTATACCACTCATTATGATCACGATACTTACCGCCATCTAGTTGGAATGTTACCTTCAGCGTCCAGTTACCTGCTTTTGACTTGTATTTGTCAGTAGCAATAACCTTGGCATTATGTTCTCCATCTGGTGCTAGAGGTGCGCCAACAGACACTTCCTCTATATTTTCAAAAAATTCTACATCACTAAAATCAGACATTTGCTTCTCCTTTATTGTCGTTTGTTAATGTAAACCCTAATTTCTCAATTAGAGCAGTTATATTTGGCTTTTCAAAGTTTTCAAGTTTGCCACTTCTGTCTTTAGCTTTATAGCCTTGACCGAAAGTAGTTTGTAGCCATCTAGTTTGAACGTTTTTACCGTCCTCATCTTGATCTTCGATAATACGTAGAGCAAGAACTTCATCAAAGAAGTATGTAATTGATTCGCCTAACTTAGTCCCGACCATCTTTGGTGCGTGTCTTAGTATGCCGTCATCATTTACTGTATCTTCTTTACAAAGAAACAACACATGCATATTTAGATCTCTAAATGCACGCATTAAATTTGTTACAGATTCCTGAACATTACCATAGGCCATACGTGGATCTTTTGTACGAGATTTCTCCCATGTCAACAAGATCTCGCTTATTTCAGAAACTGAATCTAAGCACACTGTGTCATATTGTAATTTTCCAGACTTTAAAGCATCGTGTAGTTCCATAACTTCAGACGCCTCCTTTACTTCTATAGCCTGCACGTTTTTTGCATCTTTGATAGATAACAAACCAGCTTCAGCACTTATTACAAGTACCTTGCCTGGTGCCGTTACAGCTAAAGTTGTTTTACCCGAACCAGCCATTCCATATACCAAGATTTTAGCACCTTGATTCTGGACTAACTGTTGCGGAGATACTATTCTATTTTGTATTTCCATGTCTACTCCTCTTTGTAGTGTTATATTTAACTTGTAAATTATACACTACTTAACTACAATGTGTAAAATACATTATATCGGAGAAGT